CCGCGTGTGCAAAGGCGAGTTCGCCTCAATCCACGTCAAGCTCGACCGGATGGACGAAGCCATCCGCGGCAACGGCAAGCCGGGCATCCAGCTTCGCCTGGACCGGCTGGAAGCGGCCGAAGCCGTCCGCTCAAAGCTGCTGTGGATCATCGCCGGCTCGACGGTGACGCTCGCGCTGGGCGCAGTCTGGACGCTGATCTTCGGAGCATAACGACATGGCCAAGAGATGGATCAACTCGGCAGATGTGCTGGTGGACGACCAAGGGCGGATCGGGATCATCTTCCCGTCCGAGTTGGTCACGAGCAACCGCCTGAAGGTGGACGCCGTGGTGACGGCCGAACTCGATGCCGCCGCCATCATCGGTTCGCCTCCGTACACGCTGGCAGACATCTACGAGCGGCTCCACTACGGGCTGTTCGACTACGGCTACCCGTTCTTCCAGGAGTTGCGGGGCGATCTGGACTACTACCTCTACAACAGCAACTACGGCTGGGAGCCGTGGCTCGCGACCTTGGACCGCTCCATCAACGACGGCTTCTACTACCACCTTTACGACCAGAACTCCTACCAGCCGTGGCTCCAGACCATTCACTACGACTTCGACTCGTACCTGTACGACTGGGGGAACTACCGCCCCTGGCTTGAAACGCTCCGCGATGAGGTGTCGGCGCTTCGGGCCGTGCTCGAAGACGTGTACGACGCCGCGCAGCACGCTTTGAGAACCGTGTAACGAAAGGACTGACATGAAACCCACTCTGAAAGTCTCCAACGTGGACGGCAAGAAGTCGCTCCTGGTCAACGGCCGCACCGTGATGACGAAGAAGGAGGTCACGGACCAGATCGCCGCCTTGACCGACCGCGCCACCAAGCGCCTGCCAGCCGCTCGCGCTTCACTCAACGCGCAAGACCTTCTGGCCGCTGCGCAAGCGAGCATCGACCGCCAGATCGCGGAGGCGTCGGAAGCAAAGACCGCGCTCGAAGCGCTGCTGCCGCAACTGGACTGAGCCATGGCACTGATCCCCGACATCACGGAAGCCGTCGTCGCGGCCCTGAACGGCCACACGTTCAGCCAACCCTTCACGGCGCAGCGGGCCTTCCGGCCGGTCTTCGACCTTGCCGAGATGAAGGACTTGCACGTGACCGTGGTCCCCAAGGGCGTGGAGCTTTCCACGGCGGGCCGGGGCCTGGCGCAAAGCGACGTGCAGATCGACATCGGCATCCAGAAGAAGCTGGCCGCCGGCGACACCGCGGAGATCGACGCGCTCATGGGTCTGTTGCAGGAAGTCGCCGAGTTCGTCCGCGCGACCGGGCGTTTCGGCGGTGCGGCATGGGTCAAGGCAGAGAACACGCCCATCTACTCGGCCGAGCATCTGGGCGAGCTTCGGCAGTTCACCAGCGTCTTGACGCTGACCTTGCGGGTGATGACGGCATGATCGGCATGGTGACCAAGCAGATGTTCTTTGACCGCAAGGCGGTCACTTCCGCGGTGGACCGCGGGACGCGGCGCGTACTGTCGAAGTTCGGCGCATACGTCCGCACCACCGCCCGGCACAGCATCCGCAAGCGGAAGGCCGTGTCGGAGCCCGGCCGGCCGCCGAGCAGCCACGTTGGCCTGCTGAAGAAGCTGCTGTTCTTCGGCTACGACGTGGGGCGGAAGTCGGTGGTCATCGGCCCGACGCCCCTGCACGGCACGGCCGAAGCGCCGCCGCTGCTGGAGTACGGCGGCAAGGCGCGGCGGCGCGGGCGCAAGGGACGGCAGGTTATGGCGACGTACAGGGCTCGGCCCTTCATGGGGCCGGCATTCGAGCAAGAGAAACCCAAGCTCCCGGCGATGTGGGCCGGCAGCATCAAGTAAGACAAGGAGGCCAAGGACATGGCAACGTTCATCCTGGGCAAGGACGCGAAGATTTACCAAGGCACCGCCGGCGGCGCGCTGGGCACGCTGACCGAGATGAGCAACGTCAAAGACGTAACGCTCAACCTCGAAGCGGGCGAAGCGGACATCACCACGCGGGCGAACTCCGGCTGGCGGGCCACGGCCCCGACGCTCCGCGAGTGCACCTGCGAGTTCGAGATGGTCTGGAAGCCCGGCGACGCCGGCTTCGACGCCATCAAGGCGGCGTTCCTGGCGGGCACGGCCATCGAACTGGCCGTCCTCGACCAGGCCCGCGAGACGACCGGGGCGCAGGGGCCGAAGGGCTCGTTCTCCATCACGTCGTTCTCTCGCAACGAGGCGCTGGAAGAGGCCATCACGGTTTCCGTGACGGCGAAGCTGGCGGTCTTCGGCGAGTGGGTGGAGGTGTAACGTGAAGACCTTCACCGATAACGCCGGCCGGGCCTGGACTCTGGCACTGACCATCGACGCGGCCAAGCGGGTCAAGTCGCTGCTGGACGTGAACCTGCTGGAACTGGAAGCGGGCGATCCGCCGCTGCTCACGAAGCTCGGCACGGATGTCATCCTGCTGTGCGACGCGATCTTCGCGCTGGTCAAGCCGCAGGCCGACGCCGCCGGCGTGACCGACGAGCAGTTCGCCGCGGCGATGGGCGGCGACGCCATCCTCGCGGCGCAGACGGCCTTCTACGAGGAACTCGTCGATTTTTTCCGCAAGCTGGGCCGGAGCGACCTCGCGAAGGCCGTGGACGCCCAGCGACGGATGATCGACCTGGCGGTGCAGCGGATCGAGACGCGGATCGACCGGCTGGACCTCGAAGCGGCCATCGAGACGACCCTTGGCGAACCGTCTACGAACTCGCCGCCGTCGTCGGCGTCAACCCCGGCACGCTGACGCTCCGCGAGCTTCTCTGGATGGCCGAGGCCCGCGGCCGGGACAACTGGGCGCATTCGTCGGCGGTTCTGGCGCTCGTGGCCAACGTGAACCGCGACCCAAAAAAGACCAGGGCGTACAGGCCGGCGGATTTCGACCCATACGCCCAACACGACCGGCGGCAGCGGATGGTCGCCGACAAGGAATCGCTGGCAATCCTCAGACAGGCCCTTGAGGGCCGGAAAGGCAACGAACATGGACGGTAACGCGATCCTCAACGGAATCTGGACGTTCCTGAACTCGGGCATCGGCTACGCCATCATCTGGGCGGCGATGGTCGGCTTCTTCATCTTCCTGGCCAGCCGGCTCAATCCCTGGCAGGAGAAGTGGAAGCAGTACGAAGGCAGCATCATCACCGGCATCAAGCTGGCCGAGAAGCAAATCCCCGACGACACGCCCAACGGCGGCCTGGCCAAGCTCGACGCGGCCTTGCGGTTCGTGCTCAATGCCTACGCCGAAGCCAACAACGGCAAGCAGCCGTCGGCCGCGCTGGTCGAGCAGATCAAGCAGGGCATCCAGATCAAGCACAGCGAACTGGACCGCTTCGGCGGGCTGTCGAAGCCCAAGGAGGCGGCGTAGTGCAATGGCTGGTCGCCATCCTGACGGCCTTCTTCCGCGCCCTTCTGCCGTGGGTTGCCAAGCAGTCGCGGCCCACGGCGGAAGACGCCAGCCGTGACCAGCAGACCAGGGACAAGCTGCGGGCCAAGGTCCGCAAGCACTGGAGGCAGCCATGAAGCTCCTGAAGCGCCTGATTCCCTTCCTGCTGCCCATCCTTCTTCTGACGGGTTGCGGCGGCGGTGCGCCGTTTACGCGGACGATCTACGTGCCCAACGGCGAGCCGGTCCGGCTCCGCGAAACCATCCGGTCCGCCAAGGTGTGGGTGCTCGATGAGAACGGCAAGCCCGTCGCCGGCAAGGTGGACCTGCCCGAAGGCTGGTACTGCCTGCCCGTGCCGCCGGAGGAAGAGTAGCCCATGCCGCAAGCGGGAGCCATCCGAGCCGGCCGGGCGTTCGTCGAGCTATTCGCCGACGACTCGAAGCTCGTGCGCGGTCTGAAGCGCGCATCGGCGAAGCTCAAGGCGTTCGGCGAGTCGGTCCGCAACATGGGCCTCAAGATCGCCGGCCTGGGCACGGCCATTGCGACGCCGCTGCTGGCGTCCACCAAGGTCTTCGCCAAGATGGGCGACGATCTGGCGAAGATGTCGGCCCGCACCGGCTTCACCGTCGAAACGCTCTCGGAACTCGGCTTCGCGGCGGACCTGTCCGGGGCGAGCATGGAGGTGCTGGAGAACGGCATCCGCAAGATGCAGCGGACGCTGGTGGACGCCGCGACCGGCATGGCCAGCGCCCAGGAGGCCCTTGCCATCCTCGGCCTCACCGTCGCCGACCTCGACCAGCTCTCGCCCGAAAAGCAGTTCAAGCTCATCGCCGACCGGCTCGCCCGGATCGAAGACCCCACCATCAAGGCCGCGGTCGCGATGGAACTGTTCGGCCGGTCGGGCACGCAGCTTCTACCGATGCTCGCCGGCGGCGCGGCCGGCATCGAGCAGCTACAGGAGCAGGCCCGCAAGCTGGGGCTGACCATCTCGACCGAGGACGCCAAGGCCGCGGAACGGTTCAGTGACACGCTCTCGATTCTGTGGAAGGTGCTGAAACAAGGGGTATTCACCGTCGGCTCCGCGCTGGTCCCGATTCTCTCGCAGCTTGCCCAGTGGGTCACGAAGGTTGCTGTCTCTGCCGGCGAATGGATCAAGCGGAACAAGGAACTGGTGGTCACGGTGCTGCAAGTTGCCGTGGGCATCGTTGCCGCCGGCTTGGCGCTGGTGACGCTGGGCTACGCCATCGTCGGCGTGTCGAAGGTGCTGGGCATCCTCGCAACCGTTGTCACCGGCGTTGGCGTCGCGCTCAAGCTGCTGGGCGCTGTGCTAGCGTTCCTCGTCTCGCCCATCGGCCTTGTGATTACCGCCGTCGTCGCGCTGGGGGCCTACATCCTCTACGCCACAGGCGCCGGGGCCAAGGCGCTCGGCTGGCTGGGCGAGCGGTTCGACGCGCTCCGCGACGAAGCGGTCGCGTCCTACCAGGGCATCGCCGACGCGCTGGCCGCCGGCGACATCGGCCTGGCCGCAAAGATTCTCTGGCTCACGCTCAAGATGGAGTGGACCAAGGGCATCAACTTCCTTGAGAAGGCTTGGCTCAACTTCCGCAACTTCTTCATCAAGATCGGCTACGACGCCTGGCACGGCCTGCTGGCCGTCGTCGAGATCGTCTGGCACGCGCTGGAGGTCGGCTGGATCGAAACGACCGCCTTCCTGTCCAAGACGTGGACGCAGTTCACCGGCTGGGTCACGAAGGCGTGGCACTGGTGCGGCAAGCAACTGTCGAAGGCGTGGAACTGGATCAAGAAGCAGTTCGACTCCAGCTTCGACGCCGAAGCGGCCAACCGCGCGGCGGACGAATACTACGAGGCGAAGAAGGCCGAGATCGAAAAGGAAACCGGCCGCAAGCTCGCCGAGCGCGAAGAACGCCGCCAGCAGGAACGCGAACGGGCCACGCAGGTCCATGAAGCCACGATGGCCGAGATCGGCCGCGAGAACCTCCAGAAGCATCAGGAACTCGACAACGAATACCAGCAGCGGATGGCCGACAACGAAGCCGACCTCGCCAAGGCGCGGAAGGAGTGGCAGGACTCGCTGGCCGAAGCCCGCCGCAAGCGCGAGGCCAAGGAAGCCGAAGGCCCCGGCAAGATGGAAGGTCCCGAAGACCTGCTGGCGAAGGTCCGCGGGAGCCTGTCCGGCCTGGGCGACCTGCTCCAGACGGCCAAGGAACGGACCGTCGGCGTCGCCGGCACGTTCAACGCCGCGGCCTTGCTCGGACTCCAGGCCGGCGGCGCGGACGATCGTATCGCTGCGGCGACGGAGCGGACCGCCAAGGGCGTCGAGGGGTTGCGGCAGGACGTGAAGAACAACCAGGCGGCGTTCGTGTGAGGTCCGACCATGCCCTTGACGCTCACCGAAAAGCTCGACAGCCGCAAGTGGAACACAGGCGACAACGCCTCGGTGGAGATGCTCTACATCCTCACCGGGACCAGCGATGATGTCACGGCCAAGAACCTCATCAGCAGTTCCACGCCCACCAGCTACAACGGCCTGACCCGCCAGTCGATCCAGATCGAGCCGGAATGGGTGGACTCGACCGCCGGCGACGGCCGCTGGCTGGCGACGGTCCGGTATGGCGTAAAGCCGCCGGCCGAGGTGGGCGAATCGAGCTTCGCCTTCGACACCTCGGGCGGGACGCAGCACGTCACACAGTCGATTTCCACGGTGAACCGCTACGCCGCGCCGGGCAAGACCGCCCCGGACTTCGGCGGCGCGATCGGCGTCACGCATGACAACGTGGAAGGCGTCGATATCACCGTGCCGGTCTACGCCTTCTCGGAAACCCACTACCTAGCCGACTCGTTCGTCACGCCGACCTACCGCGGCACGCTGTTCAGTCTCACCGGCAAGGTGAACAACGGCGGCTTCAAGGGCTGCGCCGCCGGCGAGTGCCTCTTCCTGGGCGCGTCCGGCTCGAAGCGCGGCACCGACGACTGGGAGATCACCTACCGCTTCGCGGCCAGCCCCAACCGCACGGGCATCAGCGTCGGCGGGATCGGCGGCATCAGCAAGAAGGGCTGGGAATACATGTGGGTCCGCTACGCCGACTCGGAAGACGCCGCGGCCAAGGCCATCGTGAAGAAGCCCGTCGCCGTCTACATCGAGCGCGTGTACGAGGAAGGCAACTTCGGCGGACTGGGAATCGGGACGTAAGCCATGGGCGACACGCTCAAGAAGGTCAAGCCGGGCGATCCGCTCGCCATCCCCGCGGCGACGTTCAACACGTTCGTCGATTCCGCCCGCGACTACCTCCAGCGCCGGCACAGCCAGCGCCAACAAGGCACACCGTCCGGCCGGCACAACTGCATCATCCACGTCCGCAACGACAGCGGGGCGGACCGTGAGCGGTACGAGGTGCTGGGCATCGACTCGCCGATCTTCGACCCGGCCAGCGACGAAGAGGCGTTCAAGAACGCCCCGGCCATGGCCGGCGTGACGCCGGCCGAGGACGACCACGCCGGCAAGTTCGTCGTACTTCTGGAGCCTGTTGCTGCCGGCGAACTCGCCCTGGCCGTGGCGGCAGGCGCCGTGCCTGTCCGCCTGGACGTGCCGGACGAGGACTTCCCGTACCGCTTGGCCGAGGTGACGGACGGCTCGGCCGCGAACCTCACCGCGGTCAAGCGCGGGTCCGCCGCGATTCTCTGGCGCGAAGGCGGCACGGGCGTCCAGTGGGCGCTCGTGCGGCTGGGCATTCTGCCCGAGCCGGCCGTCTTCCCGGTGGACCTGTCGCAGTACGGCGGCGAGCAGGGCGACGATCAGAACCCGGCGACGTGGACCTACGACGTGACCGATCCGTTCACCAGCGAGACGCTGGCCAGCGCCGTCGATCCCGTCGCCGCGCCGCACAAGTGGCAGCGCCCTTCGGTGGGCTTCATCATCCCGGCGACGTTCGGCTATGCCCACTGGGACACCGACGGCGAGCTTGTGCTCGGCTGGATCAACGAAGTCGCCGACCAGGAGCCTTGCGAGACTTCCGAGTCGGAGCCGTAGGAGGGCCGGGCATGTCCACAACAGGCAAGGCGGTAGCTATCGCCAGCGGCAAGCGCGGCGTGCTCGTTTCGGGCAAGGCTGCGATCTACAACGTCGATGGCCAGTGCGCGGCGTGCTGCATCGAGTTCCTCCAGACCTGGAGCTTCACCGACCAGGGCTTCATCGACGGCGGGCAGGATGGGGCCTTCCGCGCCTACGACGACCCGGCCGACGTGCCGGCCAGCCCGTGGAGCATTCTCAACAACGGCCGAAGCCTTCGGCTGGACTGGGAAGACGACACCAACTGCATGGGCCACAACCCGTACACGCAGTACGCCACGGCCACCTGCGAAATCATCGTGCCGCGGGACACGCTGATGACCGTGGCGTGGTCCGGCATGGGCGAGACGCAAGACCCCAACTACGAACTGATGAGCTTGTACGTGGACGGCCTGCTTGTCGGCTCGGCCCACGCGCCCGGCGGGCAGCAGGGATGCGCCGGCATGGGGCCGGTGGTGTCCAACCCGCCGCCGCCCCAGCAAGTGCTGCTGACGGCCGGCCCGCACACGCTGCACATCGACGCGACCACGAACGACCCGCTCTACCACTTCGGGGCGTGGTATCGGTTCGACCTGACCTTCGAGGAAGTCCCGCCCGCACCGTGAGACCGCCATGCTGATTCGCCGATCCATCACTGCCTTGAAACGCACCGCCCGCGCCCGGCCGGCCGGCTACGCCGAAGCCGTCCTCGCCAGCGCCGAGCGCGCCGACAAGGCCCACTACTGGATCGACCTGGCCAGCTACCTCGACCTCTGCCGGCGGCACGGCAGCTACAAGGGCGCGGTGCCTGCCGCCGCCGGCGTCGCCGTCGCTCCGGGCCTGCACGCCGCCCAGCCCATCCCCGCGCGCGAATCGCCGCCGCCCCGCGAAGGCGCGGTCCCCCAGCCGGCCGCACCGGACGCCGACGCCCAAGCCGCCGCGGAAGCCGTCGTCGCCCGGCTCGCGGAGATCAAGCGCCGCTTCGCCACCTGTAAAGCCTGCGAGCACGCGCGGGACGACGGCTTCGCCTGCGTCCTTCACGCCGGCTGCTGCTTCGGCCGCTTCCGCTCCGACCTCGCCAACGCCTGCCCCGCCGGCCGGTGGTAACGTGGGCCACTTCCCGACGGCTCCGGTAAGCACTCAGCATGGAGCCGAGTGCCGCCGAGGTTGGATTTCACGCAACGAAGCCGGAAAAGGCTTTCAATCCGGCCGTCTCTGACGTAAAATGCCGTCAAACAAGGGCTTATGACGATGAACCACGCGAGCTTTTCCAACCGAGCCGCCGGCAGATTCGGGACGCCCGAAGCTGGCTGGTGCGGGTCATCGCCCGCCGCGCCGTGGACATCCTCAAGGCCCAGGAGACCGGCCCATGAAGAAGACGGCGATCTACGCGCGCTACTCGTCCCACGCGCAGGACGGCGGCACGTCGATTGAAGTCCAGCTTGACGCCTGCCGCCGCGACCTCCCGCCCAAGACCTTCCGCGAATACGTTGACCGTGCCCGCACCGGCCGCTCGATGGCCGGCCGCGAAGCCTTGCTCCGGCTCCTGACCGACGCCGAAGCCGACCAGATCGAACGGGTGCTGGTCTACAAGTTCGACCGGCTCGGCCGCAACCTTGCCGAAACCTCCGCGATCATCGCCCAGCTTGAGGACGGCGGCGTCGAGGTGGTGAGCGTCACCGAGGGCAAGGACGCGCTGGCCCGCGGGATGCACCTCGTTATCAGCGAGCACTACTCGCGGGTCCTGTCGGAGCGGACGAAGGACGGCCTGGTCAAGCGGTTCGAGCAGAAGGCTTGGACCGGCGGACCGCCGCCTTACGGCTACCGCATCGAGACAACCGCCGACGGCCTGCACCGGCTCACGGTGAACGAAGAGGAAGCCACGGTCGTCCGCTGGCTGTTCCAAGTCTACACCAGCGAGTCGATCGGCCTGAAAGCCCTTGCCCAGCGGCTCGCCAAGCGCGGGATTCCGACCCGCCGCTGCCCGACGTGGACGCACACCAGCGTCCGGCGGATTCTCACCAACGACATCGCCATCGGGCGGATCGTCTACAACCGCCGACGGTTCAAGCTCAACAAGCGGACCGGCCGGCGGGTCCCCGTGTGGCGGGACGAATCGGAGCACATCGCGCAGAACGAAGAACGCCTGCGGATCATCGACGACGAAACCTTCGCCGAAGCGCAGAACCGGCTCGCCCTCCACGCCCGGCCGCGCCGGGACACCGGGCAGCTTCTCGCCCCGGCCTACCGGCCGTTCACCGGGATGATCTTCTGCGAAGAGTGCGGCAGCGTGTGCTATCGGCGAACCAGCAAGAACCGCAAGGGCGAGTACAACTACTACGGGTGCGGTTGCCGCCAGCGGAACGGCCCGGGCGCCTGCGACAACGGGGCGAGCGTCCGCGAAGACCTGCTGATGGAGCGGATCAAGCGGACCTACGAAGAGGTCTTCGCCGACGCCGACTCGATCATCGAAGACGCCATCGAAGAAGCCCGCAAGCTGATGCAGTCCAACCGCGGCGAACTCCAGCGGGTCCGCGGCCAGATCGGGGAACTCGACAAGAAGATCGGTTCGATGACCCGGCTCCTGGTGGACCCGGACATCGACGCCACGGCCAAGCGGGCGGTATCGCGGCAGGTCGGGGAGTTGGAAGCCGAACGCGAGCGGCTCCAGAACGCCGTGGCGGAATTGGCCAACGACGCCAACGACAACACCGCCCGGCTGGCCGGCGCGGTCCGGCAAGCCCTCACCGAAGCGCAAGAATCGCTTGCCACGGTGGCCACGCCGACAGAGATGCGGGACTTCATCGAGCAGTACGTTGGCCCGATGGTCCTCAAGCCCAACGGGGACATCGAGCGCAAAGGCTTGGAAACGCTGGCCGAAACGCAAACGGCCCCGGCAGAAGCCGGGGCCGTGAAGCGGTCAATAGCGGGGGTAGGACTCGAACCTACGACCTCCGGGTTATGAGCCCGACGAGCTACCAACTGCTCTACCCCGCATCCGTATACCATGAGGTTATCAGTC